GTATAGTGTACTACATTTTTCCCGCTCTTTAAAGCCTCTGCGCCCAAATGAGTTAAAACCATGGATTTTCCCGCCCCCGTAGGAGCAATAACGACCCCAAGCTCTCCCTTACCAAGCCCCTCCTTACATATGCCGTCAATGTTATCCCACCCGGTACTGACAGGGTTCCGGCTTTTCTTGGTAAAGCGCGCTTCGAAATCAGCCTTGTAATCATAGCCATGTTGGTTGTCTGAACCGAGCTTAAGGGCATCATTAATGATTTGGCTGACTTCGTCAAACGAAGAGGATTTGATGAGTCCTACCGAGCGGAGCATTGCTTCTTTAAGTTTCTGCTTACGGCAAAAATCAAGAGATACTTCCTTGATATACTCTGCGCCCTCGACGCCCATATCCATATGGCAAATTCGTGCAAAATAATCCCGAAGCTGTTTCTGTACAACTTCGGTGTGGTCCTCTAGTTCAGTCCTAAACAGTGTCGTAAGGATCTTACAAGTCGGGTGCACCCCATAGCGCTCCCGATAATCAAAAACTTTCTCGACAAAGACCCGAAGATATTTTAGCTCCAAAAAAGAAGGGGCTAGTACTTCTGATATTTGATCTGCAAAGGGGCGGTCAATTAAGATAAGATGACATAAATCCTCTTGAAAAGTTTTTCCAAACTTTGAAAAAGAAGCCGCTTCGGGCGGAGGAGTGTTTTTTTGGGGTGTCACTCCTTGGTCCATGCCATGCCCCAGTTAATACGTCGGTCCACCTTAATCACCGCCTGGAGCGCTGCAATGGTTTCTTCATAATTATAATACGCCGCTGGTTCCAATAAATATGTGTCGCCTCCCTCATCATAACTAAGCTTCTCGGGTGGATCCTCTTCTACAAAGTATCCCGAAACCCCGAATTGCGTATAGTTCAATTCCTTTAACAGGTCTAAACTCTCCCACAGTTGTGAATCCATTTCCTCGTTCCACTCAAAACAAATTTTAGGGACTCGTTGTGACAACCCCTTCAACACCTCAGCCTCATAACCCTCTACATCGACTTTGATCAAATCAGGAGTCCCATGCTCCGCGATTAAATCATCCAAAGTGGTTGCCTTAACAACGCGTGTCTCGTTGTGAACATTTTGTACATCTTTGAGAAAAGATCTAATATCAGGATATGAACTCAAAAGAGCCGTCTTGAAGGAGGCCAAATCCGGGAAGGCAATTGCTCCATCAAGCCGTTTGACACATCCCCGATACGTCTCTAGGATATTGTCGTTTCCTAACGCAAATCGAGACCCCTCAAGAAAAGCCTTTGAAGTGGTTGATATACCCGGCTCACCCAGGTTCATATAAAAAGTTATTTCCTCATCGCTGGAAGCACCGCAGGCTGCTTGGACAACCGTAATTCGGTCGCCATGGCGCTTGAACACCGAATCTACTGTTTGCCGATGGTGAGGGTGGAGCGTCTCCGGCAAGATCGGGTCCACAGCGATAACCGAACACTTCTCATGCTTCTCGAAACAGGCCTCTACAAACTTATATTTATTAGCGCCGATATCAAAAATTAACATTTATCTTCATTCTCCTTGTTTAACCCCTCTTGGAGTCAGAAATAATCCTGGCAAAAGCTTGGAACAAGTCATTTAAGTGTAGCTCACCCATCCCATCTTGTACAAACATTTTTCTAACCTCAGTCTTATTAACTTCGAACACAAAATCTCGCAGCGTTTCCTTGACCACCTGTTTTGCTTGGATAGACAGGGCCGGTGAATACAGTTGCATTAGCTTATAGTTTTGTGCGATTGTGTCGCGACCCTCAACAATGTTTTGATAACAACGTAGGGTCGACTCGGCATTCTCAGCACTCTCGATCAACTCATCGATGGAGACGGCTTCTGCCTCTGCCATAGCGGGGAAGCGTTTTGAGACGGTAGACAACCCCACTCCGCGAATGCCATCCAAATTATCACTCTTGTCCCCGACCACGGCTCGGGCCAGAGCAAAGTTAGTAGGGTGGATACCAAAGCTCTCCACAATGCGTTCTCGATTTAAAACCTCTTTCTGAACCGGGCGGTAAAGAATTGTTTCATCGTCCAAGAGCTGGAAGAAATCTTTATCTGAACTCACAATAACCTTCTGCCATCCCTTAAGCTGCTCGCTTTGAACGACATGAGATATCACGTCGTCAGCCTCCACGCTCTCAAAGATAAACTGAACGATCGGCATCTGGTTGAGGTACTCAAACAACCTTGTTTGTTGCCAAATCTTATTTGCAGTTTCTTCACTCTCAGACAAGTTACGAATGTCGCGATTTAGTCGGATTGGGGAGCGACCCTCCTTATAATTCTTGTTTACAGTCTTTCGCTTACGGGAGCCGCCGGGGCCATCCCAACAGACCACGACCTTATCTGGCTTTGTCTCTCGTACCAGCTTGTTGAGAATCTTTAAAAACCCTTTCATACCACCAATGGGTTGGCCGTTTGTGGACAACGATGGGTCCACAATATACGCCCGGAAATACATGTTGAGTGCATCAATAACTAGAACACGCTTTTTATTAAAGTCGCTTTTTTTCAACCGAACTCTCCCCAGTAGTGTAAACTACTTTTTTTATCCCACAAAATTTCATTACCTCTTCACACATTAGACATGGTTTGGACATCCTAAACTGCCCTAAGCGGTTAGTCCGGATTACATACATCGTTGCACCGTTTGTAATTGAGCGATCGAGGCCCAAGATACATCCTAGTTCAGCGTGATGAGTTGCATGCCCGCGAGTGTGTGTGTCTCGAAAGCGATTGCCAAACCTATTATAGCTATCCTTGTTGAAGGCTGTATTAAGAACTGAACCACCTTTGACCAGAACTGCCCCATGCTTAAAGTGGTCATGAGCGCTCTGAGTAGCAACACGTTGAGCGAGCAAAAGATACCGCTTCGTCTTATTACTAATCTTCATACAACTAGATTAGCAGGAGCAGAGGTGATTGTCAACAAGTTTTATGAAGCAGGTACCCCGACCTTGCGAGGTCGGGTGCTGGTAACCTCTGGAGCGGACTCATCATCTAGAGTGTAAAAGTCCTCAGCGTTGCCAGTCTTGTTCTCAAACTTAAGAATAACTTCTTCATCCATGAGTTGCAATACTCGCGTACGAAACTTTTCTATCGTCAGCTTCTCTAGCCAAGATGACTTTTGAAATTTCTCTTCTTTACCATCCTCGTAAACCAGAGAGAACCAAGCTCCTGAGTTGTTTAGATACTGCGATGCTTTAATCGCTTCAAACCAACTCTCCTCGTCACAGATTTTTACATCGTCTCCTCCCCATACGATCTTGAAGCTACACAGGCGCCCTTGGCTGCCAAATCGCGACTTTTCGATCTTGACTTTAACCTCCGACCCGATTCGAAAGCCATTCTCGTCCATAATAAAACTGGCCTTCGCTTTGCGGCCGGTCAGCCAAATACGCAATGAGTACGAATAGTTAAGAGCCTTACCACCGGGCGTAAAATAAGGGGTAGTCATCGCCTCAGCGATGTTAGAGGTGATGTTGGTTTTAAGTTGGTTAAGAACCAGCAATGTTGAACGACTGTTCGCGATTGGCTGTACGAGCTTTGACATACCTTTAGACAAGATTCGCGGCTTCACAGCCATAGAGGAAAGAGGATTGAAATCACCCTCAATATCAGACTTGCTGGGAGTGAGGGCTAAACTGTCCCACACAAACAAAAACTGTTCCCCGGTGCCCAACAACTCCTCGATATATTCAAGGACGGACTCCACGCTGGACGCTTGGACATACAGTACGTTCTCCACATCACACCCGGCGCGCTCCAGGAACGTGGAGTCAAGTGCTGACTCAGAGTCGAAGTAAACCACCGTAATACCCATCTTCTGGGCGTTAGCTGCAATTTGAGAAGCCATATAGGACTTCCCAGTTGACTCCAAACCGGCGATTTCTACAATCTTTCCCATCGGGATCCCGGCGTATTTACCTCTACAAATAATCGAATCAAGCCATCGTGAACCAGTGGAAATCCACTCTTTAACGTCAGTGGGATTCTGTTCCATCAGATTATATGCAATTTGGCGCCCCTCCTTCTTGTTAAGAAGTTTACGCATCGCCGCGATACTCACCTTACCTGCTTTGGTCATCCATCAATCCTCAAGGTTCCGATATCAGTCTCCACATTTGTCGACCAACCCACAAAAAGGTTTTCTGGGGCGCCTAGGACATCTTTAACAGTAGTTCTCACATTAGCAGCCAAAGTCAAGAAGCCCCGCTTGTAATCATATTGCTCGATCGTCTGATCGATAAAGTTAACCTCGTACACATTTTCACTCAGAACCTCGGCCACAAATGACTCGAACCCTGAACCGTCGCGCTCATAATCCTCTAGAAGATCCTGACCCCTGAGATCGTCAATAGCCTCGTTGTTAAAACCGGTAGTCGTGATAACCTCTGAAACAGTCTCGGCAAAGCCCGTGTTATCTAGCACATCTTCCACGTAGCCGTCTCGGGCATGGATGATATCCCCGCCAGCCGAATAGGTCAAGGTCACTGTCTCGTCATCAGACAAATTTGCCTCTCGCAACTTATTTTGTAAACTCATTTTTGTTCTCCTTATATTAAAATGTTGAGACATCTATAACCCCATGCCTCCCTGCGGGTACGTCCTAGCCCAACAACTCGCTAAACGCTGCGTCGACCGTAGAAGTGGTCGAAGTAACAACGTCGGGGGTACCCCCGAACTTCTGTGTCTCAGTAGAGACACCTTCCGCATCGTCAAGCAAGTATGCGTCCAGCATAGCACCTACTTCCTCTGGACCCTTGCGCTCAAAGAGCGTTTCAAGATCCGGGATGGTGTCAAGCCACTCCGCACACTGTTCATCGCTGGTCTCGCACAACGCCGAAGGACGGCGACGTGGAGTCAGCTTCGTTTGAGGGAACTGCGCCCCTGCGGGCTTGCCGTAATGCAACAGCAAATCAGTTCCTGCATCCGGGTCAGTGATATCACCGTACTCCGGGTTGAGCACAAGATTAATCAACTGCTCGTAAACAGTCTTCCCGTAGCCCCACATACGAACGCCCTGATCCTCCTCCCCCCGTACAATAACCGGAGAGAAAAAGCGCTGGCGCGCCATCAAGTTCTTCGCCATCTTGATGCTGTCTTCGGTGCCCTCGTTAAAGAGCTTGCGAACAAACGAGTCCAACGGATCGTCTTCACCG